AAAAGGTATATATAAATACTTAAGTAAATCAACTTTTGATGCTAAATTTAATGGATGTTATGTTTCCAGAGAAAATGATGGTTCAATTGATATACATCATGTGAATAAAATCGCACATGTTAAAAATGCTAATTTAAGTAAATTAAATGTTATTTCTGATATATGGGACGGTTTTGTTAATGTACCAACTAAAAGTGGAGATTGTGGTTCAGTATTAATAAGTAATACAACCTATGGAAAAATTATAGTTGGAATGCATGTTATGGGTTTGAATAATCGTTGTGTTGCACTTTCTTTAGATAAAGACTTTTTTGATATTATATTGAAGAAAAATTCTAGTTTTATAATACAATCACATAGTCCACTATTGAGTGCTCCAAGTGCTCCACGTGCTATTGGAGATTTACATAAAAAATCTCCGATAAGATATATTAATTCCGGCACTGCTGAAGTTTACGGATCATATACAGGATTTAGAGGTAAACCTAAGAGTAGAGTTGAACACACACCAATGTTAAGATTGTTACAACCGCATGGTTATAAATTAACATGTGGTAAACCTGAAATGACATCATGGGAACCATGGCGCATAGCTCTTATGGATATGGTTAAACCTATTTGTACCATAGATAATGATATATTGGTCAAGATTTCTAATACTTTTTTGAATGATATTTTGAATGGTTTAGGTGATACTGATTATGATATGTTACATGTTTATGATGATGTCACTACATTGAATGGTGCGCCCGGTGTTTCTTATGTTGATAAAATTAATAGAAATACAAGTGCTGGAGCACCATGGAAAAGAGGAAAACGTTTTTTCATGAAGCCTATTCCAGCAATAGGTGATTTACTTGATCCAGTTGAATTAGATGTTGAAATAATAGATAGAGTTAATACTATAATAAATCAATATCATAATGATGAAAGATATAGTCCAGTATTTACTGCACATCTTAAAGATGAAGCTGTTAGTTTTGAAAAAGTTGCGTCAAAGAAAACGAGAGTTTTTACTGGTGCTCCTGTTGACTTTAGTTTTGTAGTTCGTAAATACTTACTATCTTTTGTTCGTTTAGTTCAAAATCGTAGATATCTTTTTGAATCAGCTCCTGGTACAATAGCTCAATCATTAGAATGGTCTAAAATGTATACATATATAACACAATTTGGTGAAGATAGAATGATAGCTGGAGATTATCGAAAATTTGATAAAACAATGCCTCCAACTTTTATGTTAGCTGCTTTTGATATTATATGTGAAATACTTATTAAATCAGGTAATTATAGTGACGATGATATTAAAGTTGTTAGGGGTATAGCTATTGATACATCATATCCTATGGTGGATTTTAATGGTGATTTGATTCAATTTTATGGTAGTAATCCCTCAGGTCATCCTTTGACAGTAATAATAAATGGTTTAGCTAATTGTTTATATATGCGGTATACTTATTATTTACTTAATCCTGATAAGGAAAGTGAATCTTTTAAAAAGAATGTATCGCTGATG